GTGGGTTTCAGCACATTTCCTGCCTCCGGACCAACGACTTCCGGAGAACGGCGTCAGGGGACCCGTACGCGCGCCCGTAGCCCTGACCTCAGGCGCGTGTCACTTCTTTCAGGCTGCTCGGTACCAGTTGTGAGCTGGATTCCACCACCGGGTTTCCCCCCTCCCACTAAGGGGGGGGCACTCTAAACCATATCATGAGTGCCTAGATGCCCAGAAAGCCCAACACGCCTTTGATCAGCGGTGTGGCAAACTTGGCCATCTTCCCAACGAAGCCTCCAATGTCTTCGACAGTTCTCGAAACCGAGTCGCTGTGCGTCATCGCAGCAACGACACCGTGTGCCATATGGAGGTTCCAGTCGTCCTGATCGAGGGTTAAGGGAAGGCGCTGAGCGGCGGTTAAGACACGCTCGACGCCCACCTCGTCCGACTCTGTAGATTGGACGGCCGGCAACGTAAGGGTTGATGTCTGCCCCATGAACTCCCAGAACTCGACGATCTCGAATTCGAAGGTCTGAACCGCCGCGGCAGACGGCGCGATCGCGGCAAAGACCATAGTACAGTTGGAGTTCATGGACGTGGACGACGCCCAGTCCTGGGATGCGTCGACCGTGGGGCGCCAATTTAGAACGGACCACTCGTTCTGAGGCGCAAGAACTTGGGGAACACGTACCCCGTCGGGTAGAGCCGCGATCTGGCTCGGGGAGTACGTGGCAGCCAACTGGGTAAGGTCGTTGACCTGAGCTGCATATAGGATCCCGCCCACGCTGGTAGCCTGGGAAATGTTGCGGATCCTTATCCCCAACGCGACAATTCGTCCGAGAATCGAGGCCGCGGTCTGCGCCGATGTGTACGGCAGACCAGGATTGGTCACGGCGTTGATGCCTGTGCCCGATGTGGCCAAGGCGAGCCCTACATTGCCGGTGTATGCACCATCGGTGTAGTAGTATTTGGCTGAATTGTTGCTCACGATGTAAGGTGACACCATGAGATATCCAACCGTCGCCGTCCCCGTCACGAACTGTCCAACCCGAACGGTCCGCCAGCGCTGCGTCTGCACCGGCGGCGAGATTGGAAGACAGGGAAGTATCTCGAACGTACTGAACGGATTGGCCAGGGCCTTCATGAACAATGCCGCGCAATCTGATAGTCCTGTGCGCGGGGCGATTGGATCTTCGCCTCCAGGTTCGATGACGGCCATATCCCGGCCCATGCGGTTGCCGAACACGGGCATCTCCATAGGAGCCAATTTGCCCGTGATGGTGGGGGAGCGCGTGTCGCGCGGCTCCCGTTCGGCTAACATCCGTTCTTTTTCGGCCGTCAGTACCGCGGCCAGGAAACGTCGTTGCCGTTTCGACATTCCCTTGTGCGTGGGCGGCACCGCGCCCAATGGGAGCACGATGACCCGCCACGCGAGGTGGAGAGACCCATCCGGCCGCAGCCGAGAGCCACCTGGCACCAGTTCGGTGGGCCAGGACTTTATTGACGCGACAGGGCGTTCCTGTCCGCGCTTTCTCTCCTGACTGGAAGCTTGAGCCTTGACGGCCGTAGCCTGCTTCTGCTTCGTAGTCCTCTGCTTTGTCACAAGTCGTTTCGACATTGTTCCTCAGGGGCCCGTCACTCCCCGCGCCCGGCGACGAATTGTGCCAGGTAACTCCAGCAACCGACCCGAGGAATAAGGGCACCTCGAGCCGGCCACGGAACTCCGCGTACGGGAATCCCGTTATAGGACGACCCGGTGTGAAATCTGGGTCGAACGCCGTCCTATGATGGTCATTGAAATACTGCCGCCAGAGCGGGGGGGCAGATGCCAATGCTGGATAAACGGACTGTGGCGGCAGATGAGGCACGGTCCGTTCGTAGTAGAGCTGTTCGTCGACAGCGACGCCATACAGCTCCTCCACGGCGACCCTAGACGCGATTGTGATCGTGGGCCGCGGCTCCTCCCAGAGCCGCAGGTCCATCGCTTCGCGGATCGTCTTCCTGTCGTAGGCATTTAGCATGCGTTCGCGCTGTAAGTACGCGTCGACGCTCTTTGCCTGGTCTCGCAATCGCACAAGGAGGGTGTGCGCGATCGGCGCCACGACAGGCGCCTGGGGGGTCTCATAAAGGGCGGAGAGTGCCTTCAAAAATAATAGCATCTCAGCCCGAGACGGTCTGACAGTGTCCTCAGGCGTCCACGCTAAGTGAGCCAAAAACAGCGAGGGATTGAGGATTGGGATCATGTCAGTAGGGGACGCGTAGAACTTACAAAGTCCTATGTAGCCCTCATGGGCACAGATTTCCATAGTGTTATCGCAGCCGACAGAGGCCCAGTCGGCGGCGTTTGGAATCAGGGCAGGCGGCAAGTAGCCTGCCATGTCGTCCCCTTCCTCCACAAAGAATTTAGTGTGGTAGGGTTCCCAGGGGGAATCGTTTGCTACGGCACGCTCATGTACTAAGAAACGTGTCGCGGGTATGAAGTAACACGCGTGCCCTAACGACGTGTCGGCTTCACCGGATCGTTTGATAGACTCGACCACGGCAACAAACCATTTGCAAACGAGCTTCAGGTCGCCAACGAGCTCCGGACGGATCAGCGTCTCAAATTCCTTGAGCGCATCCGGATTGTTCATCAACATGTGTCGATAGATGACGAACACGGTGGCTTCCAAGACCTCAGGAACATGGGCGGTCTCGGCCGAAGTGGCATCGCTTTTCCACGGCACTCTATCAGCCGCGTACGCGATGCCTATGAGGTACTTGATGCGCTCTGAGGGGCGCATGTTCTTGACAACCTCATGACATTGTTCAGACAGTGCGTGTAGGATTGCGACAGACATGGGTCCGAATCGGGCTAAGAACTCATTGTAGCGCGCGATAATCCAGCGCGCCTCCTTCGTATAACCGTTCTCAGCCCCCGGAAGATCCTCGCGTTTAACGAAGCCTTTATTGCCATGTCGCCGCCGAGTGCCCCGGCGGAAATAATCACGCCAGACCTCGTCCTTCTTGGTGGCAGGGTAGTCACGCTCATCCAGCCACTGAAGCACTGCTTCCTCCCCAACCAGTCTCATGCCAGCGGGAAGCGGTTTGAGACGCTTCTCGCAGAATCGCTCCGTGAAACGCTTGAGCCGCCTCAGCTTTGTCCTGCTGAGAACTCCGCGATTTCCCGGTTTGGCACGGCTGATGCGCTTGAAGACAGCGCGCAGCGCGAGGTGGGGAGAATCAACGTCCGGACGACAAGGTACGGCGTCCGGCGTTGCGAAGACCTGCGCCGCCATCGGTCTCCTACGCACCGGGCTTTCGATGCGCTTATTGAAGGTGACCGTGAAGGCGGCGTTCGGCGCCACGGGCACTTGCATTTCCGTGGCATCGAATCCATATAAGCACCCCCTCGTGAGGGCGGGTGCATAGTCGGGCACGCCTAGTTCTACGCGGAGGTTAGCCGCGCGTGCCGACAGGAGTTGCGACGCGATCTCAATCGTCGCGACCAGGGCGCTACTGGCCGTCAGCTCATACCTATCATAATTAAGCTGATCGTTGGCCCGAACAGAGTTCTCGAGCCGCGCCCTGAGGACAGACACATCGGTAGTCGCGAGTGCCTGAACCTTGGGACTCATGGAATGCACCAACACTTCCGGCAGCACATCCATGTGACGGGACACAGTCCAGTCGAATATCCGGTAGGATACCCCGAATGCTGTTATATACGCCCGTTGTCCAGTAGTTACGAGCGCGCGGACCAGGTCCGCAGGCACCATGGCCTCAGCAGCCCGCATGTCGTGAAACCTCCTGTCCGTTAGAGCCTCGTCGTCTTCGGGGCGGGCGTCGGGGACATAATTCATCCTCAACTCCACAATCTCGTAGACGCGAACAGAGCTCGCGAACAGGCGATTCCACACAGCATGAGCTGGTATAGAGAGCCAAATGGGCAACAGCATCCAACCCACATGTTGGGCCACCATCCAAAGCGAGAACAGTGGGTCCAAGCCGGCGGCAATGCGGCCACACGACTCATACAGTATGACTGAATATCTCAGCGGCCTGTAGAGGTGACACGCAATTTCCTCTATGATCTCCTGGAACGGCCAGAATGCGACCTCCAACGAGGCCAGAATCGGCAAGAAGACCAGGGCGGAAAGTGCCGAGGCAGATTGTGGGTACTGGGCCACCACGGCGCCGGCAGCATCTGCCGCGCGCTCAATGGCCGCCGCTCCGCCAGTATCGTACATCGTGGCGGCGAACGAGGTCGCAATTGCGACCGCCAGCAAAGCCTGGCCCAGGTCGTTCGAGGGCTTCCAGGCAAGGCTACCTCCCCCCATGAACATGGGGAAGGTGCCGAGCCAGGCGTCTCGCACAACCTGCGCGACGCCCACAAAGCACTCTAGCGGGCCAACGTAGGGCCCAGGGAGCGCGGAGGGTAGGTGCTCGAGGACGCGAGGCACCAAGCCCACCCACCGCGCGAACGCCTCCAGCCTAGTCCCGTCAGGCCGGGGCCCGGCTGGCCAAAGCCAACCGGCGGTCGAGTAAATCGGGAGGCCGCGTGTTTCAATGGGATCCGAAGAGACAAAATCCATGTCTTCGGGCCATAATCGCTGAGCCTCCTTCTTATGAGTCAACCGGTCCAAGGCGCCACGCAAGTCTTCAACTTGCCCCCTCACGGGCGCCAAAGCTTCCTCCAGCAGATCGGCCACCCCCGCGGCCTCGTCGTGGACGACGTCAACGGCCGCTTGAACCTCCTGGGTGGTCTTGGCTAAGCTCTTCGCAACTTGTGCGTTCTTCTTCCCAGAGCCGCCACGTCCCTTCTGCTGGATTGGTTTCTTCGGCTTTGCAGCCGGTTTGCCTCCCTTGCCCGCTGTCGGCCGCTTAGCTGGCGGCGCATTGGGCTTGGGCTCCAAGGATGGCGCGCCCTTCCTTATTGGCGCGTCACCCACGTCCTTGGTCTCCATGTCGTCCGTCCTCGTCCACGACCCATGTGACCCACTGCATGAAGCCTTGGTTCTCAAACCACGGTGGCGCCGAAGTTTCCACTGACCAAAATTTATGATACCATGAGGCACCAAATTTTCTGGCAACGGGCTAAGGTGCCCCGCAGCTTGCACCATGAGTAAGCTCATCGGGGTGTAAGGGACACGGTCCGAGTACAGCAACGACGCTGTCGCGCGGAGACGGTCGTGTAGGTAGGGGCGACCCGCGACGTAGAACACATCGGCCGACAGAACGGCACACGACAGGCATTCGGGGGCCCTGACCATTGGCCTGGGCACACGAACGTGGTCTGGTTGTACAAATGCCCTTGGGCACGCAGACGGAACCAGTGGTCCGCTGCTACCGCCTCTGGCGGTAAGCTGCAACTGTAGCAATTTCGCCCTTTCGGGCACAGAAGTTGAGGGGGCCAGTTGCTCACCACCCACGGTTGTCTCGGCAATTCTGATCATCGTCGCCAAGCCAACTCCTGAATACGGCCGGTAGTCAGGCAGGTCGGAACCGAAGTTTTGATCCGCTCCCGCCGTCTGGTATATGTGAGTTCGTGTCTTTCGACTATGAGGGTCGCGACTCCCCAATTTTCCGAGCTCGTCACACATCGCTAGACTGGACGCATTGTCTCCTTGCTGGATTATTTCCATTGCAAGTCCGGTTATTTGTTTTCCCTAGTGGGTGTTGC